AAAATGATTGATGGTAAACACCCACTTGCTTATCGTTTATATTCTAGACATAAACTCAGTTTGGAAACTATGGTAATACTTGATGATTTGATAAATTATACTTCTGTCTGGTATAAATATAACGATATTATTTTAAATGATTTTATTGAATTAGTAAGAGCATACAAACCTTTTCTATATAATAAAATACAAGTGGATAAGAAGAAATATAAAAATATAATACTAAACGCATATGAATAAAGATTTTGTTGGAATATATGAAAATGTATATTCACCAGAGTATTGTAAATTAGTAATTGATACTTTTAACTTGAGAGATAAATATGGTTATGCGTCATCTCGAATGGTTGCTGAAGGAGTAGATCAAGTTTATAAGGCAGACAAATCTACATTCTTACCTGAACATGCTCTTCAAGAAATGCCTCTAGGAAGTGCCCATCCCGAAGTTCAAATTGATTTTAATCAAATTTTCTGGAATACTTGTTATCCAAAATATGCTGATGAGTATAGTATTCTAAAAACTCATGAACATCATGGAATATATGATATAAAGATACAAAGGACTCAACCTGGAGAGGGTTATCATTTGTGGCATTGTGAAGACTCAACAAGAAGAGATTGTGGTAGATTACTCACATTTATTCTATATTTGAATGATGAATTTGAAGCAGGTGAAACAGAATTTTTATATCTAGAAAAAAGAATTAAACCAACAACAGGAACACTACTATTATTTCCTGGTGCGTTTACTCACACTCATAGAGGTAATCCTCCAATAGGTGGAACAAAGTATATAATTACTGGATGGGTAGAAATGTAAAAAAGAATTGTGCTAAACTTGACATTTATGTCATTGTATAGTATAATAAAGGTCTACATAATGTATAATGTGAATAAGAATAATATAACTGATACGGAGAATAATAATGAGCGATTTCGCAACTCTAAAAAAATCGAGAGGTTCCTCTCTTAATAAACTAATCCAAGAAACAACAAAACTAAACGCAGGTGGTGGTCAAGGTCCAAGAGGCGACGACCGTTTGTGGAAACCTGAAGTAGATAAAGCAGGTAATGGTTTTGCTGTTATTCGTTTTCTACCAGAACCATCAGGTGAAGATCTACCATGGGTAAGAGTTTTTGATCATGGTTTCCAAGGTCCAGGTGGTTGGTATATTGAAAACTCTTTAACTTCTATTGGTCAGAAAGATCCAGTTGGTGAGTTTAATTCACAACTATGGAACAACGGCACTGATGCTGGTAAAGAGCAAGCAAGAAAACAGAAAAGACGTCTTAAGTATTTCTCAAATGTTTACATTGTTAAGGATCCTGCTAATCCTCAGAACGAAGGACAAGTGATGCTTTTTCAATATGGTAAAAAGATTTGGGATAAACTTAACGAAGCAATGAATCCAGAGTTTGAAGATGAGTCACCAATTAATCCTTTTGATTTTTGGGAAGGTGCTGACTTTAAATTAAAGATTAGAAATGTTGAAGGATATCGTAACTATGATAAGTCTGAGTTTGACGCACCGTCTGCTCTACTTAATGGTGACGATGCAGCACTTGAGGGAGTGTATGGTAAACTACATTCACTACAAGAGTTCCTTAATCCTAAGAACTTTAAACCTTATGCTGAGTTAGAAGCAAAACTAAATAGGGTTTTAGGTCTTACTGGCGGAACTGCACCTAAGACTACTGCTGAAGATTTTGCTGATGCTGAAGATACTGCTCCAGCACCAGAAGTTAAATCTACACCAGCACCTAGTATCGTGTCTGCGAGTGCAGATATTGATAATGCTTTTGGTGATGATGACGATGAGTCATTATCGTTTTTTGAGAAACTTGCTGAGGAGTAATAGCAATGTCAAAATCCTTTCAAGAAAAGGGTTATAAATTTGTAGAGGGGTTTTTAGAAAAACCCTTCTGCGATTTTGCCACAGATTATTTTAAATTGAAACATGAGTTGACTAAAAAGTCAAGAAATGCTGGACCACAACCAGAACTTGGTTTGGTTGATAATGGAAGTGGTTTAAAAATTAAAGCAACATCATTTTATAATGATTACTTTTCTGAGTCATTACTTACCTATTTAAAACCAAGATTTGAAAAAGAAACAGGTTTAGAACTAACACCAACTTATTCTTTTAGTCGTGTTTATGTTCCTGGTTCACAACTTACTAAACATACTGATAGACCGTCTTGTGAAATATCTGGAACTTTATGTTTAGGATTTGATTATCTTGATCAACCTGAAGACTACCGTTGGAAGATTGGTGGCGAGTATGATGGTGAAGAAAGATATATGGCACAAAATCCTGGAGATATAATGATATACAAAGGATGTGATTTACCTCATATGCGTGAGGGTAAGATGAAAGGTGCTAGAGGTTCATGGCATGTTCAAGTATTTTTACATTATATTGATAAGAATGGACCGCATTATCCGCAGTATGAATTTGATGAAAGACCAGGATTAGGTTATCCTAATACAAGTAAACCTCAAGGATACTAATTAATTAGGGAGCCAGTCGATAGTCGTCTATTACTGGAGATCCCTTACTTCTACCTGCTGAAGCAGGAACAACATTAGTATTGTTGTTATTATTTACTGTTGAATTAGTTACACTGTTATCTGCTGGTGCTACAACTACACTATTTTGATTTCCTTCATTAATCATTCTAGAACCTTTATTAATCATTTCACCAGTCTTATTATCTACCTTTTCTAAATCAGTATTTGCCTTTTTAATAATCCTATTCAATTTAAACTTCTCTGCCATAGGATCTTTAACTGCATCAGCATATTCTGATTTAATTTTTTCAATTTTTTCATCTAGTTTTTGTAGTTTTATTTTACCAAGTTTCTTTTCTTGGTCATTGCCTTCTTGAATTTCTTTTACTGTATCGCTTCTCATTTTTTCAGCAATACTAAGTTTATAATCTCTCATTGCTAGAGCATCTGCCATAGTCTTTTCAACTTCTTTTAATTTTGTTTCGGCATCAGTCTTATTGATTTTAGGTTTAACAACAGCAGGTTTGGTTGGTTCAGTTTTAGTTCTGTTGTATTCAAATGGGTTTACAATTTTTTCTTTCTTTACTGGAGCATTATCAATTACTTCGAGAGATCCACCAAGTTTATTATCTTTATTAAACTCTTTCATCATTTTATCTAAAGTTTCTTGTTCAGAATCAGAATATCCTTCGTCATCAGCAGAAAGAGAACTTGGTGAAAACAATGTTGTCAAACCACCAACCTTCATAAGTTTAGGGAAGTTTCTTTCTAAGAATCCTGGCACCTTTGCTTTTGTTCCTGGTGCTTTAGGTTTTACTTTAGTTTCTACTTTTTGTTTTTCTATTTTCTCTTTTTTGTTCTTCGCTTCTTTTGATGGGATAGGTGCTAAGTCTGTAGCAGAACCATCTGCCATTGTTTTTGCTACTGCCCCTGCTCCTACAACAGCAGTAGTTGGAATTAAATAATCTTCAATATTAAACCCACTTCCCTCTTCTTCTTGTTCATCAGAAAACATACCACCAAGCGAATCAGATATCATTTCATATAATAATACTAAAGCACTACCAATAACTGCAACCTTTCCAAGTTTTGCTTTATTTGCTTTCTTCTTTGCTTGTCTTTCTTTTTCTTTATCTGCTTTATCACCAGCACTAGAACCTTTCTTTTTACCCATACCATAAGCACCAGAACCAACTGCTGCTAATCCTGCAGCATCAAGGATTCCCATTTCAGATAGTGTTCCTAAAATACTTTTCTGGTCTGCTTTTGAAAATGCTACTGCACCGATGCCTCCCTCGACACCACCTCTCATTCTAGCAAGTTCTGCTGCTTGTTCTCTAGCAAAAGCAGAATCTATCTTTTGTTGATCATAAGCATCTTTCTGAATACCATATACAAGTTTAAATGTATCGTGTAATGAGTCAATAGATTTTTTAACATTGAGTAAACCTGCACGCATAGACTTTTGTAGTCTTTCGCGATTATCCTTAATGGATTCTTTTAGTTCTTCGTTTACTTCAGGTAATGTTTCAGCCATTCTTCTGTCTCTCTGCCATTTCTTCTAAATGGTTAGTTAATAAACTTACATATACATCCCTTTCCCAAGGTAGCATATTTTCTAATTCTGTCAATGAATACTTGTGATGTTGCATTAATGCGAAGTTCAACTCATACAAATTCGCTAACGATTCATGCATGAGTGCTAAGTAAAAAAACTACTCAGTCCCTCCACCATAATGGAATCATCTTTTCCACAAGCATTACACTTCCATTTTATTTCATGTCTAAGTCTAGGAATATCTTCCATAAACTTTGATATCATACCGAACTGTTGTTGGTTTAAATTATCAATCCAACCTTTAATCTCTTCTTTCGTATAGTCTGAATAAACTGTTTCTTTATCAAACACATACTCAATACAATTATTTATTACATCATATAGCGATTCGTCATCTTCTAATAATTCGATGTCATACATTGTAGGATATCTTAACTTAATACCTACATCGTCAGTGATCATAATCTTACCGTCTTGTATTTCGCCATCAACTTTTATATCTTCTAAGTTAATCGCAACGGTTTGAACATGATTACATTCTTCATTATCAGTATGTCTGACTTTCATTTCAATAACTTCACCAACAGACTTACCACGAATCTGTAAAAATAAATGTTCAATATCAAATGTAGATAATTTATTTGTATCTACTTTTGTTATTAAGCAAGCATCAATTATCTGATGAGTTGCTTTTACCATTTCGTTTTGGTCACCACCCTCAAGTGCCATTAATAATATTTTTTCCTCTTTTACAAGAAAGGGTCTAAACTCTACTTCTTTACCAGTAGACGGTATCACCGTTGTGAATTGCGGTGTCGCAATTGTCGGTAAACTCATAATATACTCCTATTATATACTTCTAAAAATTGATGCTACTTTGTTCGCTCCAGTTGTTAATAAATTTCCTGCGTTATTAATTAGTTGTGGACTTGCT